CTTGTCATCACCACGACCGAGGGCAAGGCGCTTGATCTGGGCGCTGTGGTTGGCCGTGATGGTGTTGATGGGGCCAAGGGCGTCGATGGCCAAAACGGCCAGCCGGGGGAGCCCGGGCGCGATGGAGCGCCCGGCAAGGACGGGCAAGACGGCGTTGGCTTTGATGACCTGACGGCCGAGTATGACGGCGAGCGCACCATTACTCTGAAATTTGTTAGGGGCGACCGGGTGAAGTCGTTCGCCTTCGACGTGCCTGTGGTTCTGGACCGCGGCGTTTATCGGGAAGGCTCGGAGTATAAGGCCGGTGACGCGGTTACGTGGGCCGGCAGCGTCTGGATTGCTCAGCGCGATACCAAGGCCAAGCCGGACGCTGGCGATGATTGGCGCCTGTCGGTCAAGCGGGGCAGGGATGGTCGCTCAGCGCCAGTTGAGCGTGGCCCGGCCACCAATGTCCCGGTCGGTGCAACATGAGCCTCGTGACGCTGGCGCAGGTCAATTCGGCGCTCTTGCTGGACCTGCAAGGCACCGCGCCGAATTTCAGCACCGATGAACGAACGCCGGACGTGTTGCTCAAAATCAGCCAGGCCGAGGATATTGTGTTGGATTTCATCCAGCCAAAACCCGACCCAGCATGGACGGAGAACACCGCGCCGAGCCGCGTTATAGCTGCGATTATCATCGCAGTGCGGTGCTTGCTCGACGAGAGCGAGGAAAACACGGCCATCCTTTCCGGGCTGGCCGGTGGCAATGTGGACCCCGCGAAAAACACGATTGCGGCGTTGCTCTGGCGGCTGCGCGACCCGTCTCTGGCATAGGAGGCAGCATGGCAGTCAATGAACGTCGCGTCCGCTTTCTCGCGGACTACGACTACAAACCCACGCCCGGTAGCACCGTGGCTTATAAAGCCGGCTGGGCCGGCCTGGTCCGCAAGGAGTGCGCCGACAAGGCGGTCGCGCTGGGCAAGGCGGAGCGCATGACTGTAACCGGACCGCCATCCGGCATTGCGGGGACTATTGCGCGCAGGGGGCGGCGCGGGAGGAAGGGGGCGAGCGATGGCCCGCCAACCTAGACCCGGCCTGCTGCGCGGCCGCGTGCACTTCCAGAGCCGCACCATGGAACCCGACCCGTGGGGCGGTGATCCGCGGCCGGGTGACTTTGCTACGGTGTTCACGTGCGCGGCGGAGTTTATTCCCTTGCGCGGATCGGAAGCCGTCATTGCCAGCCGCTTGCAGGGAATCCAGCCATATGTAGTGCGGGTGCGCCAGTCGGCCGCGACGCGGGCCGTTGGGGTGGATTGGCGGATTGTGGATGCGCGAGCTCCGCAGCCGCCCGACAAAAAGGCAAGGGTGTTTGCAATCAAGGCTATCACCGACCCGGACCAAAAGCGCGCTTGGCTTGATTTGCTGGTGCAGGAGGGTGGGGTGGAATAGATGGCAATGCGAGCAAAAGTTGTCGCCTCCGCTAAACTGCGACAGCGACTTCGAACGTTTGTGCCGGATGCCGAAAAAGAGATGGATGCTGCCAAACTCAGCAGCATGACTGACGTGGCGGCCAAAATTGCCGCTCGCGCACCGTACCGAACAGGCGAATATTACGACAGCATCCAGGCTGGGCTGGTGAGCGCCAACCCGCAGGCGCGCAAGCGGCCGGGCTGGCGCAAGCCGAAGGATGGCAACGCCGTTGGGATATTCGGAAACTTCATCTGGCGTTTTCTGGAATTTGGCACAGCGCCTCACGTAAACGGCGGCATGTTCGAGGGCAGCCAGCATCCCGGCAGCGCGGCGCGCCCACACGTCTTCCCCACCTGGCGGGCTAACCGCAATGCGGTGAAAAAGGCCGTACGTCAGGGGCTGAATAAGGCCGTCAAAAAGTCTAATGCCGGCAGGAAGGCGCGCAATGGCTGAGCCGACATTTGAAGTCATCAAGGCCATGTTCGACAAGCTGCGCGCAAATGCCGACCTGAAAACGCTGGTAAACAACCAGATTTTTGACCGGCCTCCCCAATCTCCGGTGCCCACCAGTCCTTATATTTCACTCGGGCCTACGGATACTCACCGCGATGACGCGTCGTGCGTTTCCGGACTATCCCTGTTCGTCCAGTTCGACGTGTGGACGTGGGGCGCTGGTAGCAACTTCGACAGCATCAACGCCCGTAAGGTTTCGGACATGATTGCTGAAACGCTGCACAACGCAGCGCTGGCCCTCCCAACCAATCGGCTCGTAAACATCGAGCATCGCAGCACCGAGATATTTCTTGATGCTGACAAGCAGACGCAGCACGGCGTCGTACGCTTTTGGGCAAGCGTCGAGCGATAGCGTTCCAAGCCTGACCCCCAACCACACACCTATGCCCGCCGCTGAGCGGGCTTTCTCATTTTTGGAGAGCATTATGCCCCAACAGAAAGGCCGCACGCTTCTTATTCAGATCGGCGACGGCGCCACCCCCGAAGTCTTTACGAACGTCTGCGGCATCACCACTCGCAGCTTCAACATGTCGGCCAACTCGGTCGACACGACCATTCCGGACTGCGAAAACCCCGGCGGCCCCGTCATCAAGACCGGCGAGCCGGGTATTCAGAACCGCACCTTCAATGGCTCTGGAAAATTCGTGTCTGGCGCAAATGCGCAGTTGCTTCTTGGCCATGTACGCGGGGGCACCACCTTCAACGCCAAGGTGATCGTGCCCGGCGACGGCACCTATACCGGCGCTTGGTTCGTTACGGAGTTCGAGTTCTCCGGCGAAATGGAAGGCAACATGGACTTCAGCGCGACCTTCGAGGCGGCTAGCCCGCCGGCATTCGTCGCCGAGGGTGGTAGCTAATGGCCCTCCCCATCAACGGTGCGCGGGGGGAGGTTCCCCTGCGCGTTGGCGACGTGGACCTGGTGATTGCCGCTACCATGGAGGGCCTGTCGGCAGTCTCGACGCGGCTGGAATGCAAGTCGATGGCCAGTCTGTTTGACCGGCTTGCCAATGTCGAAATCGCCGCGGTAATGGCTGGAATCGACCTGCTCACGGTGCGCGGCGACAAGAAGGCAGCTCTAGCAGCGTTGAAGCTGGGCCACTTCCCCGCTGTGGCCGGCGCGTTCGCGCAGGCGCTGTCGCACCACTTCGGTGACGATGAGGGAAACGCAGAAGCCGCCGAGGAGATGAAGCCCTAGAGGCCTTTCCTTGGCGGCAGTGGATGCGTGCAGCGTTTGGCGCGCTGAAATGGACGCCGACCGTGTTCTGGGCCGCAACGCTGACTGAGTTTCTGGATGCTATCGAGGGGCTGAACGAAGCCAACGGCGGAAAAAAGGCGGACGAAGCGCCAAGCGAAGAAGCGTTGGATGATCTGGTGGCGAGGTATGGCGGGTAACACCGACCCTGCTCTGCCCCCACCAGCATCCTCATCACACCCTCCAAGCCTGCGCCAAGCGGGCTTCTTTGTTTCTAGGACACATCGCCAATGGTCGACAAGAACGATGACCTGATTATTCAGGTTGCGGCGGATACGGCCGCCATGCGCAGGGCATGGACCAAGGTGGAGTCCGAGGTTACCGGGCTCAGCGCCAAGGTAAATCGCCGCTTCCACTCGATGGGGCGCCAGATTGATCGCACGTTCGCCGGAATCGGCCAGAACATGATGCGCAATCTAACCGGGCCGCTGGCGGGCATTGGCGGGGTTCTGGCGACGCGCGAAGTGATCCGATACGCGGACGCATGGACCGAGGCCGGCAACAAAATCGCCGCGTCCGGCTCAGTCGTCGGCATGGCGGGACGCAGCCTTGAGGGTGTTCGCCAGATCGCAGACGACACTCGCGCAGCCTTTGATGACACTGTTCAGCTTTACTCGCGTATGTTGCGCAGTGCTGGCGATGTTGCAAACTCAGAACTTGAAATTGCAAGCGCTACCGCGATCGTCAACAAGGCGTTCAAGGCCGGCGGTGCGGCAGCTTCGGAAATGTCGGCTGGTATCCTCCAGCTTTCGCAGGGCCTCTCCTCTGGCCTGCTGGCTGGCGATGAGTTGCGTTCCGTGCGCGAGAACGCTCCACTGCTTGCCCAAGCCATTGCGGACTACTTCGGGACCACAATCGGCGGCCTGAAGGAGCTTGGCGCCGAAGGAAAGCTAACCTCAGAAGAGGTTTTCCGGGCGATCCTGTCGGCCGGCCCGAAGATCGAAGCGGCATTTGCGACCACGAATGCCACCATCCAGGACAGTATCACGCGGGTGCAGAATGCGCTCACGCAGTATATTGGCTCGGCCGATCAGAGCATGGGCGCGACCGCGGCGCTGAACATTGGGCTAAATGCCCTTGCTGACGATTTCGATAAGTTCGCTGATGCCGGGCTGAAGCTGGCTGCGGTCATAGCCGGCGCGCTTGTTGGCCGGTCCATCCTTGGGATGACTGCAAGTCTAGGGGTTGCCGGCAAGGGCGTGGTGGGCTTCGTGAGGCTGCTAGCCGAGGCGAGGGCGGGCACCGGCTCGCTTGCTACCGCGTTTGCCGCGCTTGGATCGGCCACCGGCCCGCTTGCCGTGATCATCGGCGGCGGAGCCATGCTGGGACTCCAGCACATCGTCTCCGAGAATGCGCGCATCACGTCATCGATAGATGCCATCACCGAGCGCATGACTGCGCTTGGCCATGCAGGAAAGGCCGCCGCTGAAGGTCTGGACGAGGCTGCCGACAAGTCGGAAAAGCTAGCCAAGGCCGAAGAACGGCGCCTAGCCGCTGCTGCGCGTGAAGGAATGGAGGCGCTGCGCTACGGTACGGTGCAGGGCGGGTTCATGGCCCCTTTCGCGTCGAACCGCGATCTGGCCAGCCTTGACGCTATTGCCGAACGTGCAAACGACATCCGCAACGCTTTTGCCGGCGATGCGGATAAGAGCGCCTATGCGGCGATCAGGAAATTTGCAGAAGGCCTGCGAGACGGCAGCAAAACCGCTGAAGAAGTCCGCGCGAAGATGCTGGAGATACGGGAAACCGACGTCTCTCAGCCGGTAGTGGACTTAGCGATTGCCACCGATGAAGTGGCCAGAAAGATGGGTGCCCTTCAGGCACAGGCCAACCTCGTCGGCCCGGAAGAAACGGAAGACGTCCGCCGATACACCGAGCAGTTGCGCGAAGCTCTACAAATCCAGTTGGACCTTGCGTCAAATCGCTTGGGTGTCAGCCCAGACTTCATCTCCGGCTTGCAAGACCTGATTGATAAGGTTGACGAGGGAGAGATTGAGGCTGAAGAACTGAAGGCCGAACTAGCCCGGCTGGCAGGACTGGACGGGACGTTCGCCAATTTCAAATCTGGCCTATCTAGTCTCATTTCGCTTCTAGAAACTGCCTGGCAAAAGGCGGTGGACACCAAATCCGCCATGGACGCGCTGGGCGAAAGCAATTCAACAGCGGAGAACTTACGCACTTTCCGGCAGGCTGATGCCGACAGCATGAAGCCCATTGTCGCCGGACAAGAGTGGGTACGGGAGCAGCAGCGCCGCAACGCCCTGTCACGTGAGCAGCGCGATATCGAAGATGAGATCGCGCGCATTCGCAAGGATATGCCGGAAGGCACCTACGTCGATCCTGCTGAAATCGAGCGTATCGCCAAGGCAAATCTGGCTTGGAAAGAGGCGAACAAGAGGGGCGGCGGTGGCGGCAAGTCTGACGCGGAAAGCTTCCGCGAGCGACTGGCCGACGAGCAGGCATCTGTGGCCCTTCTAGCCAAAGAAGCCGCCATCATGGGCACGCTAAACCCGCTGTCCAAGGACTACGAAACCACGCTGGAAGCCTGGCGCATGGAGCAAGAGTTGCTCAATGAAGCGCGCAAGGTCGGGCTGGCCGACGATCCTGCAGTCATTGCGGGAATTCAGGCTACCGTAGAGGCGTGGCGAGATGGCACGACAGCCATTGCCGCAATGACTGAGGCGCAGGACCTGATGCGTCAGTCTATGGATGACCTCGACTCCGCCGCCCGATCTGCTCTCGACAGCATCATCGACGGCTTTATGGAGGGCAAAGACGCGGGCGAGATTTTCGGCAACGTGCTCAAGGATTTGAGCAAGCAGTTGATGAAAATCGGCCTCAACATGATGCTCGGCTCGATCTTTCCGGGCGGTGGCATCATTAGCGGGCTGTTCGGTGGCGGTCCAAAGCTGTTTGCCAAGGGGGGCATCAGCAACAAGCCGGCCATATTCGGCGAGGCCGGGCCGGAAGCCGCGGTTCCTTTGCCGGACGGAAGGCGCATTCCCGTTGACCTGCGCATGCCTTCAATACCGCAGGCGGCAGTGGCACAGCCGCAGGCGCTAACCGTGACGGTGGTGTCCGACGACGAGAAGTTCTCGGCCTATGTGACGGACAAGGCCGGGCGCGTGGTTGCGCAGGCAGCGCCGTCTATCGTCAAGACCAGCGTTGGGGCGTCGCCCGCAGCTACGGCCGAGCGGCAATTGCGATATGGAATGGGCTAACGATAGGCCGTCCCAGACGCGGTGATGTGGGACCAGCAGTTGGTGATGAACGACGTGCCGCCGGACGAATAGGTCACATTTGCGACACCCTTCGCGCCGACTTCGCGCGCCTTCAGTTGCAATTGTTCAAGCGCCTTTTCGTTAGTTGGATCTGGGTCCCATATCTTGTTTTTGCAGGACGTTCCCTCAAGCACCCCAACTATTTGGGCTCCCGGTGGCACGGATTCAGTGGACTGGATAGACCAAGCCTCCCTAACAATTGGCGCAGGCGTCGAGCCAACATCCACGATCCCCAACTTAGTGCTCGGGCCAATGCAGCCCGAGACAAGGGCAGACATCGCAATAGTCGCAGCCATGACGTGTGATTTCATTTCT